GTGACGACTGCTACCGAAGACCCGTTGGCCGACCTGGGCCTGACCGACACTGCACCGAAGCCCGCCACTGCAACCCTCCGTACGGACGCTGGCTCTGGCCAAGTCGAAGCTACGGAAGCCGACGAGGCCGGGCGTGATGAAGTCGAGGTCGGCGAGATCGAGTTCGGTTTCTCGGACTTCGTACCGACTGCGAAGCGCAAGACGGAAGGATCGAAGTACAAGTTCGACCAGCTTCCTGCGCCCGCGACGTGGACCGAAGGTCCGAACAAGGGCAAGCCGAAGATCGCGAACTTCGTGGTCAAGCTTCAGCCCGGCGTCGATCCGGATAAGCTCCGGCGATCCGTGCAGAGCGCAACCACGCAAGCGAACAAGAGCGGCGACAAGTATTTCGTGTCGCGTACCGTGTCGGAGGACGGCAAGCTCACTGGCATGATCGTCTATCGGACGGACGACCGCCCGAAGAAGTAACAGGGTCTACTACAACAACAAAAAGCATACTTCAGTAGTGAGAGGGCGGTCAGCAATGGCCGCCCTTTTTCAATGGCGTCTTCAATTAACGAGGAACAGTAAATGCGTAACACCATGAACCGCGACACAGAAGAGAGAACCAATGCACGGCACGTTCAACGACATAGCTACCGTTACCGTCATCGACAGCGCCTTCGCTGAGTTCATCGGCTCTCTCTACGAGAGTGGCACTATCCCTGCGCTTCATATCGTTGACGACATCGACGATGCGCGTGGGCACTTCAAGCGCTCAGGATGCATTCCTGTTCTCTCTGAGGACGAGACGGAAGAGTGCACGGTGTTTGATAACTGGGGGACATACTACGAGTTCGAGGGCTGGCTGACGTACCGTGCCATGTCCGGTGTGGGTAACGAATTTCAACTGATGGTGGCTGACGTGCTGGCAACTGCCCCGTGGTCATCACAGACAAAGCATTGGATCGACATTCTCCATGCGCTTGTCGTTACGCAAGAGGCGTACGCAGACAAGTTCGGAGATTACCCGGTCAATTTGGATCGGTTCATCAAGACATGCATCACGAGCGGCGCAGACGTTGTTCTGCTGGCTGACGTGTACTGAAGGAGCAGAATTGAACTGGACTTATGAGCGTACCAACAAAGGGTACGCTAAGATGTGGGATACGATCAGCATCAAAGGTGGTGCTGATCGTACCAACGCAGACAGCTTCGCTCGCAAGATCATTGCAGGCAAGAAGCAATACCAAGCTGTCGAGGCCGCTACGGGTGTGCCGTGGTACTTCATCGGCGCTCTGCACATGCGGGAGAGTAGCTGCAACTTCGCAGGCGTTCTGCATAACGGTGAGAAGATCATCGGGACGCGGCGCAAGACGAAGCTCGTTCCGTCAGGACGAGGACCGTTCAAGACCTGGGTAGAGGCGGCTATCGACGCTCTCAACCTGAAGAACCTGCGGGGCATTACATGGTGCCCGGCACGGTTCGGATACGAGAGCGAGCGCTACAACGGACTCGGTAACGTGTCTCGTGGCGTGAACTCCTCGTACCTCTGGGCTGCCTCGAACCACGAACAGCTCGGAAAGTTCGTTGCGGATCACAAGTTCGATCCGAAGTTCGATGATCCGCAGATCGGTACGCTTACTGTGCTGAAGGCTCTGTGTGAGCTTGATCCTGTTCTCGCGGTAGAGATCAACGCGAACCACAAGTCACCCATGAGCACCAAGAACAAGGTGCTCATTGGCGTTGGTGCGACTACCGGCGTTGGTGCCGGTGCGAACGAAGCACTGAACGACACGACAAGCACGCTGGACTTGATCCGGCCTGTCATCGACATGTTCCAGAACTACGGAACGACGATTGGCGTGGTCGCTACGGTGGCTGTCGTCGTCGGTGTTGTCGGATGGCACTTCTACGAGAAGTACCAAGCAGGGCCGAATGTGGAAGCTGGCGTTTAGCTGGATCACTGGCGGCGGGTTCGGAATGCTTGTCGATCTCTACAACAAGCACAAGGACAGCGCCGTAGAGAGCGAGCGCATTCAAGCCGCATGGGCTAAGGCTCAGCTTGATGCAATGACCAGCAACCGGAACGCTACGTCAGGCTTCTGGGAAATGCGTCTACTGACGTTCATCATCGGTGGATGCTTCACGTCGCATCTGGTCGCAGTGACCCTCGATACAGTCTTCAAGCTCGGCTGGAAGATCAACAAGTACCCCGTCCCATTCGATGAGTGGGAAGGCTCTATCCTGCTGTCGTTCTTCGGACTGACGGCAGGTGTTATCGGCATCAAAGCCATTGCAAGCGCATTGCGACGCTAACATGAACGGAGACTACATGAGCTACTTCAACATGCTGATGCATGCGAAGCGTCAGGAGACGGCCAGCAAAGTTCTCGGACGACACTCGGACCTACTCATTGTCGATGACATTCCGTCCGGTGAGGACGTGATGGATCAGCCCGACACGATCAGCCTCGACGAGTTGGCGCGCTCCGAACGCGGCTAATGCCAGACGATCCAGTATGGCTTGCTACGGCCAAGACGCTATCAGCCGGGCGGCGCATACGGATCGAGTGCTGTGCACACGACAAGTCATTGATGGTGAGCAACGAGGAACGTGGATACCGAGCCTACTGCTTTAGGTGCGGACCACGCGGCTTCGTTGCTCACGGTGACTTCAGCATAGATCAACTGCGCCGACGACGAGAAGAGTTCGCCTTGTTGCAAGAGGCGAACGTGAGACTGCCCAACGACTTCACAACGGAGATACCGCCCAATGAGGCGATATGGTTATATCGTGCTGGCATCAGCGCAGCGCTGGCTAAGCATTATGGCTTCGGCTTCAGTCCATCGCTCAAGCGAGTTGTACTTCCTGTCTATTCGGGTGAACGCAGAACGCTTGTCGGCTTCACGGCACGGAGTACGATAGGTGCGAAGCCCAAGTACATCGAACGAACAAGATCTCCTGCCCATGCGGTTTTTACCGCTGACAGTTCTACTGCACTGCCTGCCACGGATGATTGGCCTGAAGGTAGTGGACCGGATTTGGTTATCACGGAAGACATACTGTCGGCAGTTCGTGTGGGCCGTCTCGTTCGTCGATGTGTGGCCCTTATGGGCACAAGCGCGAATGAGCATCAACTGGCAAGCACAGAAGGATGCAGGACGATTGCCGTTTGGCTGGACCCTGATCGAGCAGGGAAGACAGCGGCGCATAAGCTCCTGCGCAGACTTGCGCTACAGGGTTACAAGACCATCGCCATCCGAACCGAACAAGACCCGAAGCGTTACAGCAATCGGGAGATAAGGAGCCTGTTATCATCGACGTAATTCTTCTGCGGCTCATGCGCAGGAGATCGGACTACAACAAGCTGAAGGACATGATACCGGCCTCGAACATCGACGCTCAGGCCGTAGCGATCATCGAAGACTTCGGAAAGTATTTCGATAAGTTTCCTACGCATGACGCCGTGGATATGACCACGTTTCTGCCTCGCTTCAAAGCGTGGCATCCGAAGATGAGCGACGAGAAGTTCAACGGCTATAAGGCAATGCTGTTGAACTGCATCGCTGAGCCTGACGACGATCAGCGCAAGAACATTCTGGACGAGTTGTCAGAGCTTGAACTGATGACGAAGCTGGCGAACCTTGCAGACACGTTCCAGCAGGGCGACCTAGCCGACGCCTACGATGCAGTGAACCAAACAATGGACGAGTTCAGGCAGCGTACCGGCCGACGCGCTACCAGCTACATCGACATTCCAATCGGTGACTTGTTGCAGGACGAGTTCGACGACACAGGCATCGCTTGGCGTCTCGATTGTCTGAACGGCTCAATGCGCAAGCTGCGGCCGGGAGACTTCGGCATCATCGCCGGACGACCGGACAAGGGTAAGACATCGTTCATATCCAGCGAGATCACGAACATGGCCTCGCAGCTACCGCCAGATCGAAACATCATCTGGTTGAACAACGAAGGGCCGGGCAAGCGCATCAAGCCTCGCCTGTACCAGTCGGCACTTAACCTGTCGATGATCGAGATGAAGGAATTGCATTCGCAAGGTGTCTTGGTCGGCAAGTACCGCGAAGCGATAGGAGGGCGTCTCGATAAGATACGCATCTTCGACATTCACAGCTTCGCTACAGGACAGGTAGAAGCGATCCTAGAAGAGAATAACCCTGGCGTCATCATCTACGACATGATCGACAACATCAGGGGCTTCGGTGACGCTGCTCGCACGGACTTGATGCTTGAGCAGATGTACCAGTGGGGACGAGAGCGCAGCGTCAAGTACGACTGCATCGGCCTCGCTACCAGCCAGATCAGCAACGATGGTGACGGGTTACAATTCCCGACGCTCGGTATGCTGAAGGATAGCAAGACAGGCAAGCAAGGTGCCTGCGACTTCCAACTCATGATCGGCGCCTCGAATGATCCGGGGCTTGTCGGTTCACGCTTCATCAGTTTGCCCAAGAACAAGTTGAGACGACCGGACGGTGCCAGCGATCCGCGCGCCGAAGTCATCTTCGACGGTCTACGGGCACGCTACAAAGACATTCCAGTAGGAGCATAGTGACTGCAAAGAAGAAACCCGTGCGCCCAGTAAGCACGGACGAGGCGAAGCGTATCGTCGCACTACAGGATCAGGTGAACCGCCTGACCAAGGACTTACGCAAGGCTCTGCGTGACGGTAACTCGAACGACATCATCAGCGATGTTCTCGGCGGTATCGTCAACACTCCGAAGGCGATCCCTGCATGGGTACGCAAGGCTGAGAAGAGAGAACGGCACAAGGCCACTCCCGAAGTCCCTGTGACTATGTGGAGTGATTGGCATCTTGGCGAGGTCGTTACGAAGGCCGAAGTCAACGGAGCGAACGAGTACAACATGACGATTGCGCGAGAGCGCATCGAGCGTTTGTTCTCAGTCACGGAGAAGCTGCTCACAGAGAACCATACCAACAACTATCCGGGCATGGTTATCAACCTGACGGGAGATATGGTCAGTGGCGGACTACATCCAGAACTCGTGGCTACCGACGAGTTGGAAGCTATACCGGCTTCGATCAAAGCGTTCGAGTGGATTGCAGGAGGCATTGCGCGCTTTGCCGATAAGTACGGGCGCGTTTACGTGCCATGTGTCCCGGGGAACCACGGTCGAACTACGCACCGACCCGAGTTCAAGAGATACTATCGGAAGAATTATGACTGGCTCATCTATCAGATGCTCATTCGTCATTTCGCGAGTGACCCTCGCGTCCAATTCGATGTTCGCCCGTCAAATGAAGTTCTGTACCGCGTGTTCAACATTCGGTACTTGCTACTGCACGGAGACATGCTCGGCGTAGGTGGTGGTGACGGCATCATTGGTGCCATCGGCCCGATCCGACGCGGCGAGGTGAAGAAGTCCGGTGCGTACTCCTCGCAGGGTACGCCGTTCGATATGATGCTGCATGGTCATTACCATCAGAAGCTATGGCTTCCGAACTCAACGGGAGCCGGTTCACCAAAGGGCTATTGCGAGTACGTGAAGAACGCACTCAATGCGAAGCCCGAACGTCCTACGCAGCCTCTCTGGTCAGTGCACGAGAAGCACGGACAGACAGCGCACTGGGACGTGTACGTAGACAAGCCGCCGAAGAAGTCGTCCGAATGGATGGCTGTCTTGGGCGCACACCACGAGGCAGCATGAGGATTTACATCTTCGGACCTATGGCGGGTTATCTCGGTCATAACTTTGATGCCTTCCATGCGAAGGCGCGAGAGCTACGAGCCAAGGGACACTTCGTCTACAACCCGGCAGAGATCGAGCCGGACACCTACAAGAACATCAGCGACGAGGAAGCGACAAAGCATCACAACGGAGCGTATCGCAACTGTCTGCGTCAGGAGCTTGCGTGGATTTGCGACGAGGCCGAAGGAATGTACGGCCTGATCGGATGGGAGCACAGCAAGGGTGCGAACGCTGAGCACTTCACGGGACGGGCAGTCGGTGTGAACTTCTTCTACGAGGCTGCGCTGTGAACGCGCCGAACCCCAAGAAGCTCATGGGCGACAAGAAGCCGCCGCTGCATCTGCTGCCACTCGCTGGCATGATCCATCAGTCGCTTGCTCACATGGACGGCGACTTGAAGTACGGCTTCGAGAACTGGAACGAAGCTCCTGTTGAGAAGCTGACGTACATCGGCGCGATCCAGCGACACACAGGCTTGTACAAGTACGGCGAGAACTTCGCTCGCGATACCAACGTGCACAACCTCGGCGCTGTCATGGCGTGCTGCGCGATCCTGCTGGACGCCGAACTGAATGGCAACCTGATCGACAACACGCGACACAGTAAGGCGACGTGCGATCTTCTGCACAACGCTGAGCAAGTAGTGAGCGCGCTGAAGGAGATGCAGCGCGAGCGTGAAGCGGCGAAGGCGGTCACTGCGACGGAAGTATCGACCATCGGTAAGGCCGTCGAGCAGAGCTTCGCTGATACCGCATTGACTGCGCAATGGCTCAAAGCAGAACAGGAGTTCAAGCCGTGCGAAGGGTGCGGTGAGCGGTACACGTGCTCCAACTTCGGAGTTTGCTGCCATCCGCCGAAGTTCGCAACATGCGGTAAGTGCGATGACATCCAAGAGTGCGGGAAGAAGGGCCGTTGCTTCGGCCGCTAAGGCCACGACGACGCACACGTATCCGAGTACGCATTCGACGTAGCAGACGACTGCTGCCGGAAGACTGCGAAGATGTCGAGTGGCCCGAGTACGAGATCGAAGACTGGTTCATAAGCGGTCCTACAGAACAAGGAACAGAATGACGAAATGGTTTGTTGCGGCAGCGCTCATTGTGCTGTCGTGGCTTCCTGCTGCGTGTAGCAAGAAGCCTGCTCCTGTGCCTGCGGTTGCTGAGCAGCCGTACACGGTGACGAAGACCGGTCCGAAGGCCGCGCCTGTCGTGAAGGCAAAGCCTAAGCCCAAGCCGGTGAAGCACAGGCCAGCGCCGACGCCTGCCAAGCAAGAGGCGTGCACGGTTCTCGGTATCTTTCCCTGCTGATGAAGCAGCGCATTGAAGCGGCGCAGGCGCTGCTGAAGTGGCTGAGCGTACATGGTGTCCCCGCAGTCATCTGCGGGGGCTACGCTCGCGATACGATCATGAGCCAGCCCATCCGAGACGTTGACGTGTACGTGTCGGAGAACGGCTACAGAGTAGCTTGTTCGCATCTGGGCGACGTGGCTTCTGCCGATGACCTTGACGAGAAGGACGAGCAGTACGTCCATCAGAGCATCAAGCGACAGCAAGAGTTCGAGCTACTCGACTATCACGACTTCGGCCTACCGACGCGGACGATCAACCTGATCGGTCTGCATGAGGCGAGCACGATAAGCGTCGAGGACGTTACGTCGAGGTTCAATCTCGGCATCTGTAAAGCAGGTATCGACCTGAACGGCATCAGCGTAACTGACGACTTCCGCGCTGACTACAAGGACAAGCAGATCACTCTGCTTCGTACGGACTGGGGACACGAAGCGTCCCTGAAGCAGTTCATCAAACTGCAAACGAAATATCCATGGCCATTGCGAGTGCGACAACCGGAGGAAGGTTTCAATGCTCTTTAGCGCTATCGACGACAAGCAGACCGTGATCCGCAATTCCAAGACCGGAGTCTACAGGCAGGCAAAGCTCTACGAACGCAACAGCGAACTGTACGCGGGCGTCGGTGGCGGCTTCATCCGTCTTATGGAGCAGGGACGAACGTCCAGCCCGAACATGCTCTGGGACGACATCGAGGTTAAGTACGAAGTGACGACGGGCATCCATCGTGCACTGAAGTACGTCGAGAAGCGGGCGGCGCACTGATGGATATCGAGCCAGACGTTGAGATCGAATGCATCGCCTGCGAAGAAGTTGTCCACTGCGACACTATGGACGACGACGGTCGCTGCGAGGCATGCCAAGAGCGGACGCACGAACGTCAGGAGAGAACGTATGGATGATGAGCAGCGTGCCTGGGACGCTGGTGTGTTCTTTGGCTTGCTGATCGGGATTGGTGTTGGGGCTGCGAGTACGCTTCTAGCGCTGAAGTACCTGAACTAGGTGTACAAAGTATTCGACTTGGAAACGGAGACGCACAGTAGCTACAAGCGAAAAGCGTCTCCGTTCGATGATCGCAACTGGGTAGTTGCTAGAGGCTGGAAGAGGCAGGGCGATGCAGCGTGTAGCTATACGTACCATCCTGTGCATGATCGCAATAGCCATCTTCATATTGAGCCTGAAGTTACTTTGCTGGTTGGGCATAACATCAAGTTCGATTTGCTCTGGGAAATGGCCCAAGGCAACCAAGAGTTACGCGCTTTCTACAAGCGCGGGGGTAGAGTGTGGTGCACGCAGTACGCTGAGTATCTGATACGAGCGCAGCATCCCGACGCGCACATGGCTGCGCTGAATGATCTTGCACCGAAGTACGGCGGCACCACCAAGATAGACGAAGTGAAGGCGCTCTGGGAAGCCGGCGTCCTCACGTCGCAGATACCGGAAGACTTGCTGGTCGACTATCTGGTCGGCACTCCGGAGGAAGACCGGAACGGCGGCGACATCCGCAACACGGAGCTAGTGTTCCTCGGCCAGATACAGAAGGCCGTGGCGCAAGGTCAACTGAAGATGATCCAAGACCGTATGGATGGCCTGTGCGCCACCACGGAAATGGAGTTCAACGGTCTCAAGATCGACGTGGCCGAAGCCGGGCGCAGGCTCAAGGTACTGACCGCAGACCTGGCTAAACAGGACGAGGAGCTTAACGGCTTCATCCCGGCCGACTGCCCGTTCGACTTCAACTGGTCGAGCAGGGTGCACGCAAGCTGCCTGATCTTTGGCGGTACGGTGAAGTACCAGAAGCAGGCACCGTACCTTGACGAGGCGACCGGCGAGTTAGCCCGCAAGCAAGAGACAGAGACACACTTCCTGTTGCTTGATGGGACGACGACAGACCTAGCGCCCGACGACAACAGCAAGTCGCTGTACGCCACGTTCGTCTCGGGGAAGCGTAAGGGCGAGTACAAGACGAAACAAGTCAAGGTGCTCGGCGAGATCAAGGTCAAGTATCAAGACTTCTTCTACAGCTTCCCAAGGCTCACTGAGCCGAACGAGAAGTGGGCGACCAAGAACACGGACGGGTACGACGCTCCGATCTACAGCACGAGCGGTGACATCATCGTCGAGCTTGCGTTGCGAAATATCCCGTTCGTCAAGGCGCTGCGATCTAAGCAGAAGCTTGAGAAGGAGATCGGCACCTACTACGCGAAGCAGGATGCCAAGGGCGAATGGAGCGGGATGCTGACGTGCGTACAGAAGCACGATCACATGATCCACCACAAGCTGAACCACACGAGCACGGTAACGTCTCGACTATCGTCGTCTGATCCGAACGGACAGAACCTACCACGCGGCGACAAGTCCGAAGTGAAGGCGCAGTTCGTGAGCCGCTTCACTGAAGCGTACTGCAAGGTGCACGGCATTCCATGCGAGACGGACAATGACGGTGAAATGGTCGAGGCTGACTACAGCCAGCTTGAAGTCGTGGTGCAGGGCGTACTCACAGGTGATGCGCAGCTATGCCAGGACTTGCGAGACCGTGTTGACTTCCACTGCAAACGAGTGGCCGCGAAGTTCGCTGCTACTGCATCACACATCACGTACGAGTACGCCCTCGACTGGTGCAAGAACGAAGACCATGCCGACTACAAGGCTGGCAAGAAGGAACGAACGAAGTGCAAGATCTTCTCGTTCCAACGAGCCTACGGAGCCGGCGCAGCAACCATCGCAGAAGAAACGGGGATGTCCCTTGAAGAAACGCAGGCGCTTATGCAGGCGGAGGATGAACTGTATCCTGGCGTTGTCGCGTTTAACGCTGCCGTCGAGAGCGCAGTTATCAAGTCAGCCGAACCATTCAGTGCCCTCGGCGACGATGGCAAGTGGAAGACTTACCGCAGGGGATATTGGCAAGCTCCTACAGGAACGCTCTACACTTGGCGCAGCTATGATGCGCCAGAGTATGCAAGAAAGCGTGGCAAGCTCGATACGTTCAATCCTCCTGAAATGAAGAACTACCCCGTGCAAGGCACGGGCGGTGAGTTCGTGCAGTGTACTGGCGGACGGCTCTGGCGGCACTTCGTAGCTAACGACAACTACGGTGGCAGGGCGTTCCTAGTGAACACCGTGCACGACTGCAACTGGGCCGACATTCACAAGTCAGTCCGCGATCAAGTCTGCGCTGACATGAAGCGCATCATGGAAAGTATTCCCGAAATCTACAACGAGCGATACGGCATGAACATCACTGTGCCGTTCCCAGTGGAAGTCGAATACGGACCGAACATGAACAAGCTGCACCATTGGGTAGCAGCAGCCTAATCCATCAACGGGCATTGCGCCCAACAAGGAGACTACATGACCAAAGCATTGAGCATTGCAGAACTCGCAGCGATGGCTGCGGAGGCCGAAGACCAGACCGTCGAGACGACCACCACGTTCGACAACGAACCGCCTCCTGCCGGTGTCACCATCGGACGCTTCATCGAGTATATCGAGATCGGCAAGCACGACGGCGGATCGTATCAGGGCAAGGCGAAGCCGGATGCGGACTACGCTCGGCTCACATTCGAGCTTCTGCATCCGACCAAGAACATCCATGAGTACGAGGTCGAGGGCGAGAAGCGTAAGCGCGCAGATCGCGTCTCCATCCGTATCGCCAAGAAGCAGACCCCGAAGGCGAAGTTCTGGAAGCTGCGCGAGGCGATGACCTACGGACGCGACATCAAGCACATGGCTCAGATGCTCGGTGAGGCGTTCATCATCACCGTGTATCACAACGTCGTCGAGAAGGAAGGCGTCAAGAAGACGTACGTCAATCTCGACAAGGATACCTTGTACGGCATCACTGCCCCGTACCGTGTCGATCCGATCACGGAGGAGCGTACCGACGTTCCCGTACCGGAAGCCATCAGCCCGCTGCGCCTGTTCCTGTTCAACAACCCGACGCAGGAGACCTGGGACAGCCTATTCATCGACGGCACCCGCGAGGTGAAGAAGGACAGCGGCGAGATCGAGCACGTCAGCAAGAACTGGCTTCAGGAGAGCATCCTGTCGGCCAAGAACTTCAAGGGCTCGGCTCTGGACGCTCTGCTCGGTGGCGTGGGCGATCTTCCGACCGACGAAGGCGAGGTGCAGCCGGAAGAGAAGACGGTCGAGAAGACCGAAGAGAAGACTGTCGCCAAGACCGCAGCGAAGACCGCTGACAAGCCGAAGGAGAAGGCGGCGGCAAAGCCCGCAGAGAAATCCAAGGGCGCTGCTGACGACGCTCTGGCGGCTCTGGGCCTCGTCTAATGATCGTCAACGGTATCGACCTTGGAAGCCTCGACGGTCTCGGTGATGGAGCCGAGACCCTAGAGCTTCCCCCGGTTGTACCGGGACGTACAGTCCACATCGACGCGGACTTCCTAGCGTACCAGACGACCTACGAGAAGGATGGTGACGACAAAACGTTCGAGGACATGAAGCATAATGCGGAGACTGCTGTTAACAGCCTTCGTGGTCTTGCTGGCGCTGAGACTGTGCATCTGCATCTTACGCCATCGACATCCAACAAGGGAGGGCGCTACGAACTAGCGCACCTCAAGGAGTACCAAGGGAACCGCATCGAGAAGCCCAAGCCTCGATACCTTGGCATCATGCGGGAGTGGATGGTCAAGCGCTTCCCCGGAACGCTGCATCAGTTCTGCGAGGCCGACGACGGTATGTCATCGGCGCAGTACGCAGCCATCGAACGAGGCGAACGTCACCTGAGCATCATCGCATCCAAGGACAAGGACCTGAATATGGTGCCCGGTCTGCATGTGAATTGGAGCACAGGCCAGATCACTGACACGTGGAACGAGGAGGACGAGGACGACTTCGGTTACGTCGAGTTGTACGACCACGTTATGCCGAGCGGCACCGTGAAGGAACTGAAGGGCTTCGGACAGAAGTTCTTCTGGGGGCAGATGCTGATCGGCGACAGTGCCGACAACATCAGCGGTCTGCCTGCAATCCCCGGCCACGTCATGAACTTCATCAAGCCTACGCAGGCTGTGCTGAAGGCGAAGGCGATCCTCGAAGATGAGACCGCTACGGACGCTAAGAGGGAGAAGGCAGAGAAGGTTATTGCCGAACGCAAGGACGGACAGTGCGGTCCTGCTACGGCAATCCTCGTACTCGACATGATCGACAACCCACGCACTGCGTACCACACGATCAAGAACATCTACAAACGGTACGGAGAAGCCGTCGGCTTCACGCACTACAAGACGGGTGATCCTGTTGCGTGGGGTAAGGCGTTCGCATCAGAAGGTCAACTTCTGTGGATGCGACAACAAGCCACGGACGCAAATTGCGTCCTTAACTATTGGAGAAGGTGCGCAGCATAGTGCGATACGATACAGGCTTCGTTGTGTTCGTCCCTTGGATGGATGCAGACAACAATCGAAACCATTCACGGTTCACGTTCAACGGCGACGTGGACCGACGACGAGTGCGGCGGATGATCCGTCGCGCGCTGAAGCAGATTGGCATCAGTGCGCCTAAGTGGTGGCTTAACCACTACATCAACAACCGATCTTATGAGCCCGGACGTAATCCGGCGTAGGATCAAGGCATCTGAAATACCGCTGGTCAAAGCGGCTCTGCTGAAGAGACAGGAACATAAGTGTTGTCTTTGCTCAGAGCCGCTGACCGTCGCAACATCGTGTCTGGATCACAACCACCGCACCGGATTAATCCGGGGTGTACTTTGCAGAAATTGTAACGGCATAGAAGGGAAGATATTCAATCTAGCAAACAGAGCGAAACGCTGGATGTCCGTCATGGACTTCCTCGGTAAGGTCATCCTCTACTGGATCAAGCATGAGACCGATCAGACTGGTCTCTACCATCCGCTACACAAAACGGTAGACGAGAAACGCGAACGCACCAACAAGAAGGCGCGTGATCGTCGCACCGCGCTGAAGCTAAGTAAGGCCCAATAAGAAAAATGCAGACGATAGACGCTCAGCTTGAACTCGAACGTAACATGATCCTCAAAGGCGCAGAGACCTACGAGCGATCCAACAAGGAGGCGGAAGAGAAGGGACGCGGCGCAGAGACAACGTATGCGCGGCGACTGATGCAAGACTTCATGCAGCCTCTGATCGAGGCGCTGACGGCTTTCGTCGAAACAGATAAGCCCGGCAAGCACGGTAAGTGTCGTGTGCTGCTGAAGCGCGTTGCATCGGACAAGGCCATGTACCTTGCGATGCAGGCGGTGTTCAATTCGTTCACGCACGAGGCTCAGCTTGCTGGCCTCGCTACACGCATTGGAAGGATGGTCGAGGACGAGGTTCGCTTCTCCCGCTTCCAAGAGTTGCACGGTGACTACTACGCCACGATCAAGAAGGACTTCGCCCGCAAGGGAACGAAGGACTATCGCTACATGCACCGCGTACTGACGCACAAGGCGAACGAACTCGCGGACGAGTGGATCGAATGGACCGTCTCTGAGCGAGCCGAAGTCGGTATGAAACTCGTAGACATCATCCTGACGAACACCGACCTGATCGAGAAGCGGCAGTTCAACCAGCACGGCAAGACACGTACGCTACTGGTTCCAACGGACAGCGCTAAGAAGTGGATCGACGAACACAAGGACTTCGCGAAGTTCCTGTTCCCCGACAAGATGCCTTGCATCATTCAGCCGGACGATTGGACCGGACTTAACCAAGGCGGTTACTATAGCCCTGAGCTTCGGCATTCAACGCCGATGATCAAGACGAACGGTAAGCGTCACCGGCAGCATGTGCAGGCCGGAGACCTGAAGTTCTCTATGGAGACACTGAACGCGCTGCAAGAGGTGCAGTGGACGGTGAACAGCGACGTGCTGGCCGTAGTCGTACAGTGCTGGAACGCTAACCTTCGTATCGGCATGCCGCCGAAAGACCCGCTCGTCATTCCACCTAGTCCGGTGGAGAGGCGGGAAGGCGAACTCACGCCTGAAGAACAGGAACGCCTCACAGATTGGAAACATGAAGCTGCGGAAATACACACGCAAGAAAAGGAGCGGCGTAGCAAGTCGTTCCAAACGTCTCGCATCATCCGGCTCGCCAGCGAGTACCGGCAGTATGATTGCTTCTGGTACGTCTGGTACTACGACAGTCGCGGACGATCTTATCCGACCACTTCCGGTTTCAACCCTCAAGGATCAGACCTTGCTAAGGGACTACTTCGACCATATACGGCGAAGCGTCTGGGCCGCGATGGCTGGCGTGCCTTACGTATCACCGGAGCGAACCGCTTCGGATATGATAAGGTCAGCTACGATGATCGCGTTGCATGGATCGACGCTAATAGAGACCACTTCGTCAGGGCAGCGAACGATCCATTGTCCTTCACGGATGTATGGGCGAACGCAGATAAGCCGTGGCAGTTCCTAGCATGGTTGTTCGAGTACAGAGACGCGATCGCCCTTGATGCCCTCGGCGTCGGAGCAGAGCAGTTCGTCTCACACATCCCCAACGGTCTCGACGGAACGTGCAACGGACTACAGCACTTCAGCGCAATGCTTCGAGATGCTGTTGGTGGTGCCGCAACGAACCTTGTCCCGATGGCTTTGCCCGCAGACATCTACTCCGCAGTCGCGAGAGTTTGTACGGAGAAGCTGCGTGGCGTCCCAGATGATACCGAAGACATACCGTGGCTCGAACATTGGCTGAGCTTCCTCGCGAAGCACAGCGAAGGTACGATAGCGCGTAAGTGCGCAAAGCGGCCGGTGATGACACTGCCTTACGGATCAACCCGACAGTCCTGCACGAAGTACATTTTCGAGTACATCATGGAAACTGACCGTGAGCATTTCCCCGGTAGCTTCAAGGCCGCGTGCTGGCTGACGCCGCACCTCTGGTCCTCGATTGGCGAGGTCGTGGTGGCGGCTAGAGACGCGATGGGCTGGCTTCAGAAGTGCGCGGGTGTTCTGTCCAAGGCTAACCAGCCAATCACCTGGACCGCCCCTGACGGCTTCCCAGTGTATCAGGGGACGCGGGTTATCATGTCGTCGAAGATCGAGACGCAACTAGGCGGACGCTTTCAGCTTCGCGTCGGTAGCTTCACGGACGAGATCGACAAGAACAAGCAGCGCAACGGCATCAGTCCGAACTTCGTGCACAGCCAAGACGCTGCGCACATGCGCGCTGTTGTGAGACGGTGCAAGGCGGAAGGCATCCTGCCTCTGGCCTTCATCCACGATGACTTCGGAACGCACGCTGCCGACACGGCGCGGCTTCACGAGATCATCCGCGAGACCTTCGTGGAACTTTACGAGAGCCACGATCCACTGCGAGCGTTGGCTGCGCAGTACGAGGATACGGAGTTTGAGCTACCCGAACTGCCTGCTTATGGCACGCTCGATATTCATGGCGTGAAGCAGAGTGCGTACTTCTTCGGGTAAGTTCCTCCCTATTAGATAAAAGAGCATTACAGAGCGTCCCAATAAGCTCGGTCCTTGCGCGTGCAGCGCCTGGTTAGATGGGGTTAGAGCGCGTCCGACAGGACGTAGATCGCAGGTTCAAATCCTGCCTTGGGACACCAAAAGGAAATTGATACTTGAGCTACGCCGAGTTGTCCGATGAGGACAAGTTGGACGAAGCGATCAGATTTGTAGCCGTGGGCCAGCCTCTGCCGGAAGCGTTAGAAACGTTCCTGCGTGAGGCTGGCCTGTACGAAGCTGTGACTGAGCCGCCATGTCCACATTCGTAACATCCGTCGCCATCCCGCCCGTCTCGCAAGAGTTCATACGGGCACTGAGCGATGCATTCCGACCATTCGAGATCAAGCCGGGCTTCGACCGTGACGAGCTTATGCAAGCCGCAGGCGAGCAGAAGGTGATTGAATGGATCAAGCACCACGCATTGCGAGAACGCACCGTCACGGGTGAAGCCGCTGCACTACGCAGCACTCAACCGAATGGTGCAATCGTCCAACTAGGAGAGTGATGCTTCGTAAGATCAAGACCGCAGATGTCGGTCTGATAATTGAAATGCTTCACGCACTACACGAAGAAAGTCCGCATTACAACACAGTGATGCAAGACGAACAGTACGTTCGTAACAACCTCGCGTCCATGATTGAGCACCCCGCATTCATTGGGAGCATCGACGCCGATCTACGTGGCTTCATGTTCGGACAGGCTACTGCAAAGTGGTTTGATCCTGAAGTCAACGCCTATGAACTCTTGCTCTACATCCTCCCAGAATACAGAGGCGGCTTACTGGCCGCGCGACTAATCAAACAATTCGAGATCGACGCTAAGCGTCTCGGCTGTGTGCATGTACGCGCGGGTACGAGCACGCAGATAAGCACGGAGGAAGTTCTGAGATTGTACGAACGGCTTGGCTACACGCGCGAAGCCAACACCGCGACTAAAAGGATAAATTGATTTTGTGCGAACCTATTTCTACGACGCTGGCACTGCTCGGTGCAGGATCAGCGTTGTTCGGGGGCGGTAACAAGGCATCCGCGCCTCCGCCCGCTGCGCCGCCCGTGATTGCACCGCTGGCCGCAACCAAAGACCCGAACGCTGACGTGAAGGTCGGTGACGGCGTTACCAAAGCGGACGCTACCTCGACGCCGCAGTTCGAGGGCTTCACTGAGAAGCGACAAACCGGCACAGCACTAGGCGGCCTCGGCCGTAGCGGGCTCGGTCTTTAATGACTGCGCCCACTGCGCCGAAACATACGCTTCAGCACAGATGGGACAAACTGGACGGTAAGAAGAGTGGCTTCAAGTATCGCAGCGAGCAGTACGCACGTTGGACACTGCCATTCCTTTTCCCGTACGACACGAAGGCACAGGAGACCACTGAGCGGCAACTGAGTAACGACAGTATCGGCGCACGCGCCGTGAATCATCTGTCGAACAAGGTTGTCACTACTCTGTTCCGACCGCAGGCACCGTTCTTCCGACTGAGCTTAAGTCAGGATCAGAAGAAGAAGATCAAGGCGCTTACCGGCTCTGATGCTGACCCAGCCGAAGTGCAGGCGTTGATGGCAAAGATCGACGACGAACTCAACGGCACTGAGCGGCAAGCCATCGAGCATCTTGATATGGTCGCGTACAGACCGCAGGCGACATTCGCTGCGCAGCTACTCATCGTGACCGGCAACGCGCTTGTGTACCATCCCGAAGGACGGCCGGTACAGGTGTTCAATCTGCGCGACTATTGCGTGGTGCGAGACTTGAGCGGTGCTGTCATTGAGATCATGACACGCGAGACCAAGGCGTTCGAGACGTTCCATCCCGACGTGCAGATACAGCTTCGTACGCACAAGGCGTCCGGCCAGAATGAGTACGTGGATGACACCGACGTTACGGTGTACACGCAGATCAAGCTTGAAGACGACGGCAAGTTCTATGCGAAGCAGGAAGCTGGCTGCGTCGAACTCGACACAGCGGAGGCAAGCTGGCCCGCAAAGACGTTGCCATGGATACCTCTGACCTGGACCTTGGTCCGTGGTGAGGACTACGGCCGTGGTCTGGTCGAAGACTATGCTGGTGCGTTCCATGCAATCGAAGTGCTGACGCAAGCGATCATCAACCTCGCTGGCATCATGGGTGACTTGAAGTTCCTCGTTAACCCGGCATCGCTCGTTGATGTCGATGCGTTGAACAAGTCGCCTGCCGGTTCCTACCATAGCGGTAAGGACGGCGACGTTACTGTCATCAAGCTCGACAAGATGAACGACGCACAGTTCATCCTCTCCATGATCGAAAGGTACGAGAAGCAGATCGCACAAGCGTTCCTGCTGAACTCGACGCTCACTCGTAACGCAGAGCGCGTCACGGCTGAAGAGATCAGGATGCAGGCGAACGAACTTGAAATGTCTGTCGGTGGCATCTACTCGCGACTGGCGCTGCAATGGCAGTCGCCTACTGCGTATGTCACGCTCGATCATATCAAGTTCACCGGCATATCGCAGGGCATCGTCCCGCAGATCATCACCGGCATGGACAGTCTCTCTCGTCAGGGAGAGATCGAGAACGTCAGTCAGTGGATCGCTGCACTCGGTATGTTGAACAACGTGCCTGATAACATGCTCGGTGTAATCAACCCGCTGAAGTTCGCGGCGTACCTCGGCACGAACCTTCAAGTCGAGTACCAGAAGTTCCTATTCACACAGGCTGAGCTACAGACTCGTCAAGAGCAGCAGCAACAGCAGCTTGCTCAGCAAGAACAAATGAAAGCGTCCGGAGCCGTCGCCGCAGAGGCAGGCAAGGCCGCAGTACAAGGACAACGATAACGTATGACGACTGAAGTTACCGCCACTGAAAAGGCGCTCGCTGCGCAGGGCGCTACGACCGACAACCTCGATCCCGGCGCGACCGGGACGAGCGGTGCGCCTGTTGCACCGGCTGCACCGTCAAACGAGCCGCCTGCAAAGAAGGAAGGCATTGACGAAACCAACACCATCGTCGCCGACAAGCCCGCCGATCCCGCCGCTATCGCGGCTGCGGCTGCTAAGGCTGCGGAAGAGAAGGCTACTGCGGAAGCGGCTGCTAAGGAAGCTGCTGGACCGCTGAAGTCCTACTCGACATTCCCGGAGAGCCCGGCCGCACAGGCTGCGGTGAACCTCCTGAAGGAAGCGGGCCTCGGCCCGAACGCTGCGAACGACTACTTCGCCAAGGCCATCAAGACCGGCGACCTGAACGACATCGACGTTGCCGGGCTTGAAGCCAAGCTCGGTAAGGACAAGGCGACCCTTGTGCTGGCTGGTGTGCATGCTCACTACAACACGCTGGCTGCGGCTTCGCAGGCGACTGTCAAGCAGACGCACGAAATCTTTGGTGGCGAGGATAACTGGGGCAAGGTCAAGACCTGGGCACAGACAGCCGAGAAGGCTGACCCGAAGCTCAAGGCACAGATCGACGACATCCGCAGTCTGCTTGACGAGGGTGGTGGTCGTGCTGCTGCCGGTGCGCGTGAGTTGCTGCGCCTCTACAACGCCGGGCCTGACAACAAGGGCCTCGGTACGAACAAGCTGGTGACTGGCGACAGCACAGGCTCTGTGATCGGCACCGCACTGACGCGCTCAGCGTACATCACGGAATTGAAAGCTGCGCACGAGCGCAACGCAACGCCGCAGGAGATCGCTTCTATCGACGCAAGGCGTCGGTCGGGCAAGGCTGCTGGCATCTAACCGATACTACGGACTGGTCCCTGTACCTCCCTATTAGGAGATACAGCGGACTAGTCTGCACTAATTCCCTATAGGAGATATATTGTCTTACGAAATTCCCGGCCCAAATCTTTCAGAGGTCGGTCATGAGTTGCTGCTGGAACAGTACGGCGGCGAAGTCGAGAGCCAGTTCAAGAAGTCGGCCATCATGCGGCAGTACGCCCGCATCCGTCCGGTTCGTGGCACCGACACCATTTCCAATAACCGCGTTGGTCGTACCACCCTTCGTGCACTGACGCCCGGCGTCCGTCCGCAGGCCGAGACGACCCCGTTCGGTAAGGTCGCACTGACCGTCGATACCGTCGTGCTGGCCCGCGACAACCGTTCCATGCTGAACGAGCTTCAGGTGCATTTCGATGCGCGTATGGAGCTTGCCCAGGATCACGGTAAGGAGCTTGGCTACTTCTTCGATCAGGCCTTCATCATCATGGCGATCAAGGGCTCAAAGGCCGCTGCGCCCGTGCTTGGTGACGGTACTCCGTCGAAGCAGTCCATCGGCGCTGGCAAGAACAAGACGCTGAGCGCTGCGGGCGACGAGCTCGATCCGGACAAGCTGGCTGCGGCCATCAGTTCGATTGTTGTGTCGATGGAAGAGGAAGAAATCCCGGTTGAAGAACTGGTCATCTTCGTTCGCCCGACGCACTTCGACATCTTGCTGAACAGCAACAAGCTCATCAACAAGTTCTACACTGAAGGCAACGGCGACTACGCCAAGGGTGAAATCCACCAGATCAAGGGCGCACGCATCGTCAAGACCGCGCGCATCCCGACTGCACCGATCACCGGGCACTTCCTGTCGAACGCGCAGAACGGCAACGCCTACGACGTGTCGGCTGCTGAAGCCAAGGCCGTTGCGGTTGTCCTGCATCCGAAGGCCCTGCTCGCGGGCGAGACCATCCCGCTGACCAGCGACATCTGGTTCAACCGCGAAGAGAAGCAGTGGTTCATTGACAGCTTCCTCGCGTTCGGCGTGACGGTGAACCGTCCCGACGTGTGCGGAGCCGTCTTCAAGGCGTAACGCCTAAACGAATATCGCCCGGTCGCTCGCAAGAGTGGCCGGGCATTTTGCATTGGATATAACTTGGACCGAGCTACCATTATCAACTCGATGCTCTCTGTGATTGGAGAGAGCGGCGTGAGTGCTACTGTAACGACGCATCCGTCCGTACAGACTGCATCCCGCATCCTCGACACAGAGGACACCGACCTTCAGCAAATAGGCTGGTGGTTCAATCGCGAGTTCACGCTAACGCTGGTCCCTAATTCAGAGGGACGTGTAGCGGTCCCCGCATCCGCGCTCGACGTGCACATTTCAGATGTCGATAACCTGTCTGATCCTAAAGAGAAGGCTAGGTACGTTCGACGCGGCAACTTCATCTACGACACGTACTTGCACTCTGACGTTCTGAACAAGAGCGTCGCGGTGGACATCATCACGCGCGTAGCTATTGAGGACATGCCGTCCGTCGCCTCGGGCTTCCTGCGGCACAAGGCACGTGAAGCAATCTACAACGACGACGACGGTGACACGTTCAAGAGCGGTAGGCTTCAGAGCGAAGTCATGATGGCGTGGGAGCGCTTGCGTGCGAAAGAGCTTACGATGCTCGGCACGAACGCGCTCGACAATCCGACTGCGCGTAAACTACTCAGCGGCATTCGTGGCGCTGGCTACTCTCGCAATCCGAACCTGATCGGTGGTCTTATCCGATGAAGGTAGACGGATCAGCGGGCTCGTTGCTGCAAGGTGTGTCGCAGCAGCCTGCACGAGATCGCCTCGACGGTCAGTGCACTCTTCAAGAGAACATGAGTGCGAACCCTGTGCACGGACTAATGCGCAGACCACCTACGGATCTTGTTGGGTACTTAGGTATATCAGCAGCGGCACCGTCCTGGCATAACTTCACTGCGCGCGACGGGAAGAAGTTCCTCGCGATGTACAAGGTCGGTACGGCTACCGTGTTCGACCTGAACGCTACGGCACAGTCCGTGACTGTCGATGCCAACGCAACGGCATACCTTAACGGTGCGCGCCTTCGGTCTAGTACAGACGACAGAGACACGACCATCGTGGTGAACCCGACGTTCCCTATCGCCCTGTCATCTTCACCAATACCGTACTTCAATACTGAAGGGCAGGGCGCAGCGATCTTCCAAGTGCTCGGCGGCGGCTTCGCTAGAACGTACAGCATCGTCATCGACGGTGTAACGGTCGCGTACTACGCTACACCTAACGGTGCAAACCCGGACGATCCCATCTGGTCGAGTACGCTGAACATCGCAAACCTGCTTTACGATGCGCTGACTACTACGTTCGGTGTTACACATCCGAACGGATACGCAGGGCATACGCTCTATGGTAGCGGAACTATCAGCACTTGGTCCATCACTCGTAAGGACGATCTTCTTCTGATTAAGAAGCCTAGCGGAACGTTCACTGCGACGGTCAACGATGGCGAGGCTGGCGTTAACTTCAAGGTGTGTACCGACACAGTAATCAAGACTTCTGATCTTCCTCGCATGGCACCACACTACTACGCGGTACGCATAGCGGAGCATACAGAAGCGGATAAGGACCTGTGGTTCAAGTTTATAGCCTCGGGAATGGAAGCCAGCACGACGCCGGATGCATCTGCGTTTGGTATGGCTGGCTACTGGCGAGAGTGCGTTGCTCCTTATACGAACACGGTGTTCTCTCCCGACACTATGCCGTGCAAGCTCACGTACAGCGGCGGCGTGTTCCGCTTCATGCGAGAAGCGTACGATCCGCGTGGTGTAGGCACTAGTGCATCTAACCCGGACCCGTCCTTCGTCGGTAGCACAATCAACGACGTGACGCGCTTTCAGGGACGCCTCGTGTTCCTGTCAGGCTCTAACGTTATTATGTCGCGTACGAACCGACCGACGAACTTCTGGCGCGGCTCGGCTTCTGCGCTGGCCGATACTGACCGCATCGACATCAACTCTACGGCCGATAGTTCTCAGATGCTGGCTGCTGTGCAGTTCAACAAAGACCTCGTGTGCTTTACGAGGAAGGCGCAACACATTGCGTTCGGTCGTACAGCGCTAACTCCGGCTAACGCTACGCTCGTTCTTACGACATCGTTCGAGAGCGAGCCGCTGGCGCATCCTGTCTCCGCTGGTCGCAACATCTTCTTCGCGTCCAACTTCGGTATGTACACCGGCATTCGCGAGTTCTTCTCGGAGAGCACGTCGGAAATGAACGACAGCCGACCGATCACGCAACACGTGAACGAGTACATCACCGGCAAAGCAAGCCATCTGACTGCATCCGCGAACTACGAGACGCTGCTTGTGCACACAGGCACAGATCAGACGTGGGTGTACCTCTACCAGTACATCTGGGAAAACGATAAGAAGGTGCAGACGGCTTGGTCCGCGTGGAGTTTCGATCAGAAGATCGTTTACAGCTTCTTCAGCGATGACGTGCTGTACCTCATTCAGCAGAACGGAACGGAGTTTTATCTGCTTCGTATGCCACTCAACGTGCAGAAGAGTGCAAGTCTGGACTATGCAGTCTATCTCGACCAACGGTTCGACGTGAACAACTGCTTTCAGTCGTTCGTCCTGCCGTACGGCTTTCTCGGTACGAACAAGCTGGTGTGCGTGCAGGGCACAGGTTGCCCAACGCCTGGCCTTACAGCAAGCATTAAGAGCATTGGTCTCGTTCCTGGCACTGGTGTTGTCGTCACTCTGAACAAGACTATGAAGGGCGGAAGCCTGATCGTCGGTACGAAGTACCTGTCACGATACATGCCAACGATGCAGCGCGTGAAGGATCAGAACGGCGTTGTCATCGGTAACGCTAAGCTGGTGGTGAAGCACTTCATCGCCTCACTGTCCGATACCGGCTACATCGCTGGTCGCGTCCGGTCGGAGTACGGAGACGGTGAGGAGGTTGCCTTCAATGCAAGGCTCGTAGGCTCAGTCGATAACATCGTAGGCGAACAGGCGCTGAGCGACGAGAAATTCATCCTGCCGTTCCGACACAACGTCACCGACGCGGAGATCGAGTTCTATTCAGACAGTCATCTTCCGATGACGCTGCTCGATATTGAATACGTCGGTCAGTACAACAAGCGCGGTCGTCGGATCGCAAACCATAATGGAGGAAGTTAATGTGGGCCGACCTAGCCCTTAGTGGCGGGTTGTCGGCTCTGCGTAATGGTATGTCGTACAAGACTGCCAAAGAGGATGCTGACGCCAAACAGAAGTGGCAGGACTACAAGAACACGATGACGAAGCTGTCTCTCGCAGCTAATCAGAACGTGCTTGTTACGAATGCCAACATGGCGCGTGACGCCAGTGCTGAGCAACAGTTCAGCATTGAGCGTAGCGCGTACCTAACGGAAGCGCAGGCGGAAGCGTCTGCTGCTGCCGCTGGTGTAGGTGGACGCTCAGTGAATGACGTGTTGTTCGACATCGACAACAACGCGGCCATGGCACAGAGCCGCCGCAAGGCCGACCTCAAGTCGCAGTATCTTCAGATCGACAACCAGAACACACAGAGCACGTGGCAGGCTGCCATGCAGATGGACTACAGCCCGATACCGCAACCCAATCCCGCAACCTACATGCTGAACTTCGCCACTGACGCAACGAAGCTCTGGCAGAGTAGCAGACCCAAATAAGGAGCATCATGGCGAACGCCAATGCACAAAACGGACGACGCGAGGTAGTTCAAGACCCGCTCGCGATGAACGCGCAGCAGCCTCGCCCTGATCGTTCTCTACAGATCGCGAACATCCATGCGCCGAATACGCCTAGCGCACAGAGCCTGACGAGGGACGATGGTCTCACGCAGGCCCTGCATGGCGTTGAGGGTATTCTCGCGCAGGAGTTCGAGAAGAAGAAAGACGACTTCATTACTGAAGGCAAGGTCGCGTACCAGAGCGGTGCGACTGAGCAGCAGATGCTTGAGACGGGTAATGCGTTCACCGCTCAGGGCTATCGTACTCTTCAGGCTCGGGACAATGTGAACCAGTGGTTCACCAATGCTACCATCGCTATCGACCAGACCGATAAGCAGATGGACCCGAAGCAGTATCAGCAGAAGCTCATGCAAGACCGGGCCGACATGCTCAAGGGCATTACGGACCCTAACGCACGCAAGGTAGCGAGCGCAGCGTTCGAGGATATGTCACCCCGACTGACATCCCAACAGATGCTGAAGAACAGCGAGTTCAATCGTGGTGAGCGCATCAACTCGTTCACTACGATGATCTCCTCGACCGCGCGTACGAGCGCGACGGCATCCCGGCGCGACCCGGCGCAGCCGCTGGCGCTCTCGCCTATGCCTGTCGAAGCCGTCATGACGCCGAGTGCAACTGACCGTGATATCGGCATTCGTACGATGCTTGGCGAGGCCGCCAATGAGGGCGCTGACGGGCTGGCCGCTGTTGCGCACGTCCTCAGAAACCGCGCCACTGATGGCCGCTGGCCGTCCAGCATCGCAGGCGTGTCTCGTCAGCCCAAACAGTTCTCAGCCTGGAACGATGGACCGGGCGGGAACGATCTTGTCCGGACCTACGGACCCGGCTACCCGGTGTATGAGCGGGCAGGCGAGGTGTTCGATGCTGTCATGAGTGGCAAGCATGTCGATCCTACGGGCGGCGCTACGCACTACTACAGCCCGGCCGGTATGTCCAAGCTGGTAGCCGATGGCGATCAGACGAACACGACGCCTACGTGGCTGAAGTCCGAGACTGAGCGCTCCGGTGGTCAGATCAAGATCGGTGGACATATCTTCGTCGGTAAGGCGAACGCGGCTACTGAGCGCGGCTCTGTGGTTGCCCCGCAAGTCACTGCGACTTCGCTTGCTGCTGGCACGCCGGGAGACATCAACGCTGTCCCGTCTCAAGAAGGCGTGGCCGTTACGGGCGTGGCTCAGCGTGCTGGATCAAACGAAATCCAGCAAGTCATCCTCGGCTACAAGGGATTGAACGACGAAGAGAAGGGTACGGCTGTTGCTGACGCTATGCGCCGTAGCTTCGATGCTGGTGACGATACGTTGTTCCGTGATGCTGGTGGCCTTGCTACGCTGTACAGCTTGAAGGTCAAGCCGAACGAAGTCGATGAAGTCATCAAGGCTCAGAAGCGCTTCAACGATAAGCAGCAGACCGAGTTCAACGTGGACCGCGAGAAGTACAGGAACGATATCCTGTCGCGTGCGGAGAAGGGCGATAACCTCGACGCGATCCTTGCCGACATCGACAAGACGCACAAGGCTGGTCTCCTGAACGACGCTAACGCCAAGGCTCTTGCGCAGTCCGCTGCTGACAAGATCAGGGCGGAAGGCAAGGAGTCGTCCAAGCTGGGCAACGTTGACATGCTCAACGAGCTTGGTGGTCTGTATCAACAGATCGCTACTGGCGGTGACTTCAAGACGGTTGCGGAGCAGGCGAAGAAGATCGCTACGAAGTACGATGCGACCGAGAAGGACGTACAGCATATCGTCGGCAAGATGTTCGCCGACAGTCAGTCGTACGTGAACACGATGCGCTCGGAAGCCAAGACGCTTGCGAAGGACCGTGCAGAGCAGGACGCGCAGAAAGCTTCAGTGCAACGCGCGCTCTCTAATGGATGGGGTCTTGGCAACATCAGCGGCACACAGATCAAGATCACGAACGATCATGGTCAGGAGACGAAGGTCAGTGCGCAAGAGTATGGTATCCAGCAGATCAAGGACAAGTGGTCTAAGGAATACTCTGACAAGGTATCGCGCGGCGAAATGCAAGCCGCTGATGCTAAGCCTGCACTGCTACGCTCCGTGATGCTCGAAATGCAGCAGCACGATGTTGTCGATAAACAGACGCAGGCGCAGCTTACTGGTGGTCTGTCCGGAAGCCTAGTCGATAAGGACGGTAAGCTGAAGCAATCCGCAGTCGATGCGTACGACGCGTGGCTGTCATTGAAGACCGCACCGGCTATCAGTCCTGGCTACCTGTCTAAGGTGGTCGGTGACGACAACACGCGCTCGCTTCTTGAGCAGGCGTACCTGTTGAACTCCGGCGACCTCAACAACGCGGAAGCATTGTTGAAGGCGCACGAAATGCTGAGCAATCCTTCTCGTGATCCTAACGACAGGATCAAGAAGGATGTTATCTGGGACCAGACGCTGAAGACCAAGATGGACGCGGCATTGCTTGAGCGTACATCACACGGCTTCCTGCCGACTCTGTTCCAGACTGAGGACCGAAGCAACCGCGAACACATTCTCCGTAACCAGAGCATCGCTACGAAGTTCGTTACGGATCGGGCTGAAGTCTACCATCAGATGAACCCGAACGAGAGCCCAGAAGTCTCGATGGAGAAGGCGATACAGGACATGCAGGCACGCGCTACGCCTGTGCTAGGCAATCTGGTCATCGACCGGCCCGGCAAAGAGATCGCGAAGGAAATGGGCGTCAAGGGCTACGGCGCGACTGCCGTTGAAGATGCTGTCGGCGCGTACGTCGAGAAGTACGGCGACAAGCTCTGGGGCAAGTCGTGGAAGGATCGAGTGCCCGGCTCTGTTGGTAACGCACTGGGCCACGCTGCCAGCTTTGAGAAATCGTTCAGCCCGGAAGGCATCGCCTCTGCGATTGCGCCCGGTAAGTTCGACAACGTTACGAACTACAATAACGAGCGTGCACTCAGCCCGCCCGTGCACGTGACGTACGATGCTGAGATGGGTGTGATGACAGTGGACCTGTACAAGGACGCCACTCGTAAGCAGACCCTCGGTAACCCGATGCACATCAAGGTCAAGTCCATCGGAGACGAGTACAACAAGGATCAACAGTCCGTAGGGACCTGGACCCGCGCGTGGGACAACATGTTCCGTGGCGCTGGTAAGGCAATCAAGGATGCTGCGGCATCTGAGGTGCCTATGTCTGGACCTCAATAATTCAACTAGCTGGCCTGTGTTAACGCGCAGGCCAGCACAAGGAGCAACATGACTGAACTTACCGACACAGCAGATGAAGCTGTTCCCGGTCTAATCAAACTCCCCGACACGAACACCATCGGCCGGGAAGCTACGTCGAAGACGATCAGAGAAGAGAACGCTGCGAGCACGGTTACGCTCGGTGACGGTACAGTTACAGACGACGCTCTTACCGTCTTCAACGACAGCGTGATGAAGTCGTTCACGAGCGGAGGCAACTTCGCGTACGACACGTACAAACGTCTTGAGCGTGCGACACTCGCGCCTGAGCCGGACAAGAGTTACAACGCTGACGACTTCATCAAGCGTAACCGTGATCGCATCCCGCAGACGTTAGAGAAGCAGTACCGCCTTGCTACGTCAGAGACGGAAGCTGGCATGATCCTAACGGACATGACGGATCGTATCCACAAGCAGGAGATACTTGAACGTCGCGGAGGCTTCAGCACGTTCGTTGCGGCAGGGCTGGCTGGCATCGTTGACCTTGATACGCCGCTCTCGGTGTTGTCTGGCGGTGCAGCGTCCACGTTCAAGGGCGGTATCCTCGCAACGAAGTGGGGACGGCTCGCGGGCAGCGCTGCCTCTGGCGCACTCACACAGGCTGGCGCGGCGACCATTGGCTTTGAGGCCGGGACTACCGGAGACTGGACGAGCATCCCCGCTGCCGGTCTTGGTGGCATGGTGTTCGGCATTGCTGGCGCTGGCCTGAAGCATAACCGAAGCGAAGTGCACGCCAACGAGGCAGTGCAGAAGGCCGCTAGGGAGTTCGACGAGACCGTGGCCGAAGGTGCGCCGCTGGCTGCTCGCGACATCCGGAACGAGACGCATCTGCATGACGACGTGTACGGCACGCGGGCTGCACAGAACGCGGAAGAAGAGTTTCCGCAAGAGACCATCGTCCTGCCATCCACAACGGAAGGAGGCGAGGGTAAGGTCATCAAGCTGTCCGATCTTGAAGCCGCTCCGGCAAGCCCAGGTGAGAACGTGGTGCGCGAAGGCGCGACCATGCAGGACGTGCAAGGTGAGAATGGCGGATCAATGGGCGCTCGCCAGCTACAGGCGCAGGGCTCTATCGCTACCATTCCTAACCAACGCATCACGACCATGATTACCAACGCTCGGCGCTGGTTGTCGCGCTCGGGTGTTGAGCAGGAGTACAACGAGAAGTACAGCGCACTGAGCGCGAAGGGGCAGGCTGGCGATAACGTTGCCAAGGCTGGTGCGCGCTTCCATGACGCGCTGTCGGCATCGCCGCTGGCATCTGACTTCGACCGTATGTGGCGCTCCGGTTCGTCCGTGGCGAAGAGGCTGGCTTATGACATGTTCGAGAACGCAAGCGGCGTTGTGCGGAATAACCGCTCGGCTGCAATGCTGAAGGATCATTACGAGAAACAGCTACTCGGATCATTCATGCCTGCGTACGAAGACGCGATGAAGCTGTACGCGAAAGAGAACGGTCTGTCGTGGTACGATAGGATCACGAACAGCGCAGAGCGAGAGAAGTTCAACAGACAGGTTATCGCTGAGCTTAACGCTCGTAAGCTTGAGCCTGCTGGTACGCAGCGCTCGCTACCTGATAGTGTGCGTGGTGCTGCGGATGCAGTGGACCGCTGGTCTGCCACTGACATTGAGATCGGCAAGGGCCGTCCCGGTGAAGGCAGCATCAAGGGTTACGAAGCTCTCTCCGCATACTCCGGATACTATCCTCAGAAGTGGAGCGGCGCTGCAATCGAGAAGATGATCCGGCAGGGGCGCAAGTCTCCCGCAGACATCACGAACGCAGTATCGGAAGCGTACCAGCATGCGCACGGCATGTCGCCAGAGGACGCAGACAAGTACGCGTCTGCTATGGTTGCGCGTGCACGTGCTGGTGAGCGAGGCACCGACACTAACCTGATCGGTATCTTGCAACAGGACGGACGCGACTTCCTTCGTGAGAGCCTGATCCGCAATGGACATTCAACGCACGAGGCCGACAAGCTTATCGACAAGCTGACCGGCGAGGCTGCGCAGCGTTCGCAGGCTGCACACACTAAGGGACGCATCGACGTAGACATGCGGTTCACTTCCTCGAACGGCATTAGCATGATGGACCTTGTTGACACGGACATCGCTCGGCTGATCTCGCGACGTGCTCGCGGTACGTCTGGTAACGCGGCGCTTGCTCGCAAGGGCATCTACTCGCGTATGGATCGCGCAGACATCAAGGACGCAATCCTACAGGAGCAAGCCGCTCGCGGAGGAAGCAAGCCGGTTGCTGCCGGTGCAGGCTCGTTGGACAAGTTCAATCACCTGATCGACAAGGATCGTCATCTGACAGGCGAAGACATCGACCACATGTTCTCGTACTTCGACGCTGGCCCGGTGGCCGGTGGCCTCAGTCCGATCTACTCGAACATCAAGAAGGCAACGAACCTCGCACTGCTGAACCAGCTTGGTCTGACACAGTTGGCAGAGACAGGCGCGTCTATCGCAGCAGTTGGCTTGCGACGGTGGTTCGATCACACAGGCTACGCGCTGCGCGGCGCTGCTACCAACCCTACGTCGGAGTTGGTGAAGGAGCTAAAGCACATGCACGTGCTGGTGCCCGAAGAGAAGCTGTTCCGTGATGACTTCAATCTCGACATGGACAGGCATGGCCCGGCTCAGTCTGACCTGATGCAGAAGCTGTCTACGGTCCTGAACCAAGGCCAGCGTTTGCAGGGATACACGTCTGGCTTCTACGCCGTGCGTAACTTCCAGCAGCGCATTGCTGTCACGTCGGCTGCTGACAAGATCATGCAAAACATGGCAGGGCTCGCGAAGGACTTGACCCCGGAGCGTGCTGCGGACATCGGTCTCGATCCGAAGCTGTACGCGCGCATCGCGAAGCAATACGTCAATCCGCCAGTTGGTGCGAAGAAGCGTAAGACCGCTATTGTCGAGTTCAAGGACGGTATGCTGCACAAGCTGAACCTCGACAAGTGGGACCCGAAGGACGCGGAAGACTTTGCCCTGGCATTGAACAGACACGTGAACCAAGTTGTGCAGAAGGCGATGGCAGGCGAGAGCAGCATCCTATTTCACAAGGACGGCGTGTCTTCTCTGTTCTGGCATCTGAAGGCGTTCCCCATGCTCGCGCTTGAGAAGCAGGCGGGACGTAACTTCCGGCTTGCTGACACGGAGACGGCTTACACGTTCCTCGCTGGGCTCGCGACTGCTGCTACTGCGTACGGAGTGAAGCAGGCTATCAACGGTCGCACTGAGAACCTGTCGGTGGACAAGCTCGCTCGCGGTGCAATCGGTCTGAGCAACATGACTGGTTGGCTTCCTATGTGGAGCGATCCTGTTGCAACGATGCTCGGCATGGATGCGCTGAAGTTCAACACGTACAGCCAAGGCATCGACGGCAACGTGCTCAGCACTCCCGCTGCGCTAACGACCGTGAACAAGATGGCGAACATTGCCGCCATCCCCGGACACGCATTGACGGGCAAGTTCTCGAACAACGATATCCGTGCGCTTCAGGCTACGCCGATCATCGGTAATGCGTACGGCTTCACTGCGATCTTTAACGCACTGAAAGACTGAGGCTTTCGCCAGTAGTGACCCTTGTACCTCCCTATTAGGAGATACAAGGAGTTACTATATGGCCTATTCAAGGGTCGTAGCTACAGGTGACGGCTCTACCAAACAGTTCGCTGTTAACTTCGCACTCGACTACTTGAAGCAGAGCGATGTTACCTGTCGTGTGGGCGGTGAGCTTGCCGACAGAGCTATCACGTTTCTATCTACGAATTTAATTCAGGTGTCCGGTACGGCTGTGCCCGCAGGCGTCAAGGTCGTGTTCACGCGCACAGTCGCGAAGGACAGCCTGCTCGTCAATTACCATAACGGCGACCAGCTCGACGAAGACAATCTGATGACTGCACAGAAGCAGGCTATGATGGCTGTGCATGAAGTGATCGACGGTCGCTTCGCCCCACTGTCTGCGGACTGGGACTTCAACGGCTTCCGCGCGGTGAACGTCGGCGCACCTATCGCTGACACTGATGCAGCGAACAAGGGCTACGTCATTGCGCAGACCGCAAGCTCGGTCATTGCCGCGCAACAGTCCGCCGCTGACGCGGCTACTTCCAAGGTCGCTACTGAGCTTGCTCGTGATCTAACGATTGCTAAGCAGCAGCAGGCCGCAGCTAACGCTGTGGATGCGATGAACTCGCAGATCGCTGCCGCACAGGCGCGAGATCAGGCTGTTGCCGCTGCTTCATCCGTAAGCTCGTCGGTCATCCCGACCAAGGCTGCGGCGCAGTTGCTGAACCCGACAGTCTCGCCTGAAGCCGTGATCCTGGCCGGGCTGCTTGCAGCCGGTGACGGTGGCGGCGGCCTGTTCAAGAAGGTTGCAACGCAGCCGACGCATACTGCCAAGTTCCAGATGGCGAACGGTACGTGGTACGAGTTCGCAGAGAACGTACTGAACGTGAAGGCGTTCGGCGCTGTCGCCGACTTTAATTCTGCGACCGGCCTCGGTACAGACAGCAGCGCGGCTATTCAGTCGGCCCTCGACTTGCATATGACGACGGGGAAGCCGGTCTACGTTCCGGCAGGCACCTACAAGGCAAACAACCTAACCTACGTACTTGCCGCTGGCGCAAACGGTCAGCGAGAGGGCTGTCGTATTTTCGGAGACGGTTCGGAGCGCACCAAGATTTACGGTACGACCGGCGTCACGCTGAAGATCGAAGGTGGTACGGGAAAGTATCTGATCGGTTGTTTCGTCAAGGGAATGACGTTCTCGTCGTTTGGCCGTGGGGCCGGATACGCACTCATACTACATCGTTGCGTGCACACGACTGTTCACGATGTCTACATCGTGGGGCACTCGCAGGATGGCATCTACGTCCCGACACTGTACGGAGACGCGGACCCTCAGAACGACGGTGCTGTGCATATCGTTCTCGATCAGGTTCGCATCAACTATTGCGACAACTACGGTATCAACTGTGCTGTCGGCACTGGCGTCAACGAGAACTCGTTCTTCACTATGCGGAACGTTACGGTGGAGCAGTGCGGTAACGCGACCACGACCGCTGGCGGTGGTATGTATTGGCGCGGTCAGATGCTGCTCATGCAGCACGTTGGCTTCGTGATTTGTAACAACCGTGGCCTGTACATCGAGGGCGGCGCAGGGCTCGGGCAGAACATCGCCGGGTATAACGTCACGTTCGAGAACAACCTCGGTAAGCACCTCGAATGCTGGGGCATCTCACAGATGATGTTCGAGGGCTTGCAAATCTATTGCAGCCCGGCGTGGCAATCTTCGTACGGCATTTACCTCAACGGTACTACGTCTACAATCCAGAATGTGCACATCCGTAGCTGCCGAGTGCGCTGCGATCAGACTGCACCGTTCATTGCTTTCCATACGCAGGGAGCAAACGTTGTCCAGTGCGTGGTTGAGAACGTGGTGTTTCCGGTTTGGAACGCTCTTGCCAACCAGTACAAATATAGCGGTGACTGGATCGTTAGGCCGCAGATCAGGCCGAACGTTTCCGCCCGCGCTACGGCAGCGCAGACCGTTGTAACGTCTGACACTGGCATCCTGTTCAACACCAAGGACCATGATCCGGCCAACGCATACAATGCGGTCAGCGGACAGTACACTGCTCCTGTTACCGGGCAGTATCTTGTGTCTGCTGGCATCGCGCTGACCGCTCCTGCGGCGGGCGTCACCGGCTTCATCAAGCTGTTCTCGACAGACACCGGAACGGAGCTTGCGCGTAAGTCGTACAAATTCGTTGGCGGTGCTGACGAGTCTATGGATATCACGCGGCTCGTCACTCTGACTGAGGGACAGCACGTAGCTGTCAGAGCGGTATGCAGCGCGAACCTGCCATTGCTGCTCGGTGGCAACAACCAGAACAACTACCTTTCAATCGTCCTGCATCAGCAGGGCTAACCACTCATTCATACCGGAGGCTGCGGTTGCAGACTTTAAACGACTGGCTGGCCGCAGCCTCTACATACTTGGCTGCATTGCTGGCGCTATTCATTGAACACTCGAATGAAGTGGTCAAGGTACTTGGCTTCGTACTTCTCGTCGCACGCTTAGTGCAGGAAGTGCCGCGAGCTATCATCATGATTAGGAAGTGGATCGGTGTCTAAGGGACCGGCTACAGAAGGACGACTTGGCGACCTGCATAACAAGGTTGCTGAAGTGATGATCCGGGCGCTCGATCATGTCGAGAAGGCCCAAGAAGTCTTTGAGGCTACGGACGTTGAAGTCCTAGCCGAGAAGGGCATCAAGGAGCCGGAGCTTAATCCGGCGTTGCTCTCCGTCATGGTCCGCTTCCTCGACGCGAACAAGGTTACTTGTGCGCCAGAGGCGGGCAACACGATGAGCGACCTTGAGCAGCGATTGGCTGACAAGGTGAAGCGACGACGCTCCATTGGGAACGTCGTGCACATTACTGACGAATGAATTTATAGGGCTCGCGCTACGGCGCGGGCCTCAGTAAATCCATTACGCAAGGAGGCCCATTGGCCGTAAGAGAGACTGCTGAGCAAGCTCTCGAACGTTGGCATGAGTTAGAACTTCTTCAGAAGCACTACGCCGAGTTCGATGACTTCCTCGTCGATGTCATCGAAGACCTAATGGGCTTCATCTGTACGGAAGTGCAGATCGACATCGGACAATACATCGCGCACGGGCCGAAGTACCGCATGGTACAGGCGCAGCGCGGACAAGCGAAGACAACCATCACCGCTGCTTACGCAGTGTGGCGCTTCATCCACGAGCCTACAACGCGCGTGTTGATCTTGTCGGCCGGTGACACTCAGGCAACTGAGATCGCTAACTGGGTTATTCAGATCATCAACGGCATGCCAGAACTGGCGTGCTTGAAGCCGGACAGATCGAACGGCGACCGTGCATCGGTTGAAGCGTTCGACATCCACTACACTCTCAAGGGACCTGAGAAGTCTCCAAGCCTAGCCTGCGTCGGCATCACGTCGAACATGCAGGGCAAGCGCGCAGACATCCTGATCGCTGACGACATCGAGAGCCAGAAGAACAGCCAGACGCAACATCAGCGTGCTCGCCTTCTGCATCTGACACTCGACTTCGCATCCATCTGCTCTAACGGCGAGATCATCTACCTCGGCACTCCGCAGAGCATTGACAGCCTGTACAACGGTCTGCCTGGACGCGGCTACGATATTCGTATCTGGCCCGGTCGGTATCCGACCAAGGAAGAGATCATCGGCTACGGGCCGTACCTCGCACCGTTCGTACTGAAGCGGCTTCTTGCCGATCCCAGTCTACAGACTGGCGGCGGGCCGACTGGCGAACGCGGCAAGGCGATTGATCCTGTGCTGCTCGGCGAAGACATCCTTTGCAAGAAGGAGATCGACCAAGGCGCGGCGTACTTCCAGCTTCAGCACATGCTGAGCACCACGCTGTCCGACGCTGAGCGCTTCCCGCTTAAACTCTCAAGCCTGCGCGTGCTTGCGTTTGATCGCGAGAGCATGCGGGCACCTATGACAATCAACTTCGCTCGAACCGATGACGTGCAGATACTCCTGCCGTCCGGCATGCCCATCAAGGACCGGCTGTACCGCGTGAAGTCCGCAGAGGACTTCGGCGAGATCAACGGTTGGGTGATGTATGTGGACCCCGCTGGCGGCGGTCAGAACGGCGACGAGCTCGCTTACGCTGTCACCGGCTTCTGTGCCGGGCGCGTCCTGCTCGCCTCTGTAGGTGGCATCTTCGGCGGCTATGGAGACCTTCAGCTTGATTGGCTGACGGCTGCTGCCGTGAAGTGGAAGCCAAAGATCATCAAGATCGAGAAGAACTTCGGCAACGGTGCTCTCTCGTCCGCGTGGCAACCGCGCCTACTGAAGGCGCTGAAGGCCGAGAACCATTCTGTCGGTATTGAGGACGTGTGGGAGAGCGGACAGAAGGAGCTACGGATCATCGACGGGCTTGAGCCTCTAATCGGCGCAGGCAAGTTCGTGGTGCACGAAGATCTAATTCGTGAGGATTGGGACACAGTTCAGAAGTACGCAGCCGACAAACGGAGCACGTACAGTTGGCTGTGGCAGATGGGCCGGATCACGCGTGATCCCAAGTCACTGATCCACGATGACAGGCTCGATGCAATCGCCGGCTCTGCTCGTCACTGGGTAGACCTCGTGGCTATCGACGATGAGAAGGCCAAGGCTGCTGCCAAGGACGAAGCATACAGGAAGCTCATGTCGAACCCACTAGGGGACGGACGCAAGCTGCCCGGTGCATTCGGCAAACAATTCCGCGCACCTAATGCGCTCGACAAATTCAATCGTGGTCGCTTCTGACCACCAAGGAGAATACGTGTCTAAAGAAAAGACTGAGACCAAGGCTGAAGCTCCGGCTGCTCCTGCTGTCTCTGCGAACCCGGCTCTGGTCGAGTTCCCGCGCGATACCTGGGGCTTCACTTCGGAGCTTCGCAAGATCGGCCTACTGGCCGCCAGTGACGTTCGCGGCAACAAGGAGAAGCAGGACTTGTATCTTGCGACCCTACGAGTGCTCGCTCAGCATTCGCTCGCGCGCTTCAATCGTGACGCAGCCGACTTGCTGGCTCAGATTGCTGAGATCGAGGAGCGGGATGCCAGTCTGACCCGGCGTCAGTTCGGGCGCGGCGACAACACCGACGCTGAATAAGCGAACGGGCCGTACCCGAAAGTACGACCCGCTCTACGCGCCCAGGTAAGGCCCGAAGGCCAGTACAGGCGCTGTATCCAAACACCACTACATTAACTCAAGGACCAATGACAAATGAAATCTGACATCTTCACCCCCGGACATGTGCCGATCAGCGGCATCGTCCGGAAGCTGGCCCTCGCGGCGGCAGGCACCGTGGTCGTCCCGCAGGGCGCTTCGGTAGTGGCCGTTTATGTCCGAAGTAAGAACGCGAACGCCGTCACTGGCGGCATCAAGGTTGGAACCACTCTAGGTGGAACCGACGTGCTCGCGGCCGGTGCTGTCGCCGGTAGCGCACTCGCGACCTTCTTCCTGACGAACGGTTTCCCCAGCGCTGTCGGCGATCGTACTCTGTACATCGACGCAGTGACTGCATGGAACTCCGCATCACTCGACATCGCCGTCGAGTACGTCGTCCTCGTCTAATCCGCAGTCAACGCTGTACTCCAAACAGGGCCGGGTGACACCGGCCCTTTTACGTTAGGTATGTAATGCCAAAGAAACCGTTCCGTACCACGCGCCAGCAGGAAAAGCTGGATGACCTGTATAAGGTCATGCGTGAAGGTCTGAGGAACAACCCGTTCACTAACGATGTCATGGCCTCGCCTCCGACCGTTACGGTCGGCACTACCGGCGATGGCACGCTGACGCTGTATCCTGTTGCAGCCGCTGGCGCATTGACCGACTTCTCCAAGAACCAAGTCGCATGGTACGGCGGCGTACCTTCTCCGATCCTCACGCAGTACGTCTGTATGCCGGTGACGAGTGTTCTGCCGTCCACGAATGGCAACATCGGATCGGGTTACGCTGACAAGAACCAGTGGATGTCCGCATTCGAGATCGTCACGCCAGCCGACAAGGTTCAGTTGGGTATCTTCTGTAGCTCTGCTGTGAAGATCATGTTCCAGGTCGAGGACAAGTACGTAGACAAGGTTGGCTTCTCTAGCGCGTCTGCGACGAACGCCGACACTATGTTCCTGCTCACGTTCCCGACGATCACTCCCCGGCGCATCCGTGTGCTGGTGCCGTGCCTACCGTCCAAGGGACCGTGCTTCATCAAGACCGTCCGGGTTACGCCCGGCTGCGGCGTGTGGAAGCCCTCTCAGCGGCGCGTCAAGCGGCTCGGCTGGTTCGGCGACAGCTACCCGGAAAGCACGAACAGTGCGGCCTCGGTGTACCCGATCCCGAACGCGTCGTGGCCTATCCAGACCGGCGAACGCCTCGGTATCCGCGACGTGCGGCAGTACGCTGTAGGCCAGACCGGCTATATCGCTACCGCTGGCGGCACCCGGCCTAGCATGCTCGATCTTATCCCTCTCGTGGCAGATCAGGGTGCATGCGACATCTATGCAGTCTCGCACGGATACAACGACGCTACACAGAACCAGTCTGCTCTTGAGGACCGGATCACGATTACCCTTCAGGAGCTACTGCGCAGATACCAGCATACGCCGGTGTGTGTGCACGGCTGTCAGGCTGGTAACGCTGCTCCGGCTCTGAACCAGATCGCTACTGAGAATACGATCTATGCTGCTGTGAAGCGCGTCGACAGTCGGTACTGCGAGTTCATCAAGGTAAGCACGGACGATGTTCCGTGGCTGAGCACGGCGAACGCAAGCGTGATGGTCGATACCGACAACGCGCATCCGACGCTCGCTGGGCATTCGCTGCTGGCGTACCGTTCGGCTGAAGCCATGGTCGAAGCCGTCGAGCGTATGCTCTGACGGGCAATCACGGTCTCGTGTAGTGGGGTTTGGTCCTCAAGAATCATGAGAGGATCACCAGAGAATTACGGTGACCCAACTGCAAAAATGATCTTGCGCGAACACCTCGTTTAGCCCCACGCTTGACCCCCTGTTCGGCACCGTACGTACCCCTACATTTGGTGTCTAACAGATTGCCCAGCGAAAAGCCGCCCTCGGGTGAAACGAGGACGGCTTCGAGTATCGCTGGGATGGCGCTCCCGAGCAGCCGCCGCTTTGGGTAAGTCCCCAGGGCGGCGGTGTCGCCACGCTAAGCAAGTGGGGGAGGTTGTCAACTAATGCTTGACGGTCAGCCGGGCGATCCTGCGCGGTCCAAGCCAGACCTCGACCGGGTTATCCCCGACCAGTTCGCCCGCCCAGCTTATGGCTTCCTCGTCGCCTTCACCGTCCAAGTCCACGCTCTGTATGACGTCGCCGGTCCAGGTCAGTACGTACACCCGGTAGATCATTCAGTTGTCGGTCGGCTTCAAGGTTCGGATACGCAGGATGAGGTCGCGGGCGAGAGCGCTGTAACGCTGGGCGTCTTCTTGCGACAGTGGGTAGCCGATCAGGTGGGCAACGCGGTTGCGAACGCTGCGCAGCTCTCTTATTGCCTCGACCTCATTAGAAGTTAAGCCTAGCTCCTTGGCAACTTGTTCCATGACACGCATCACGCCGGGCGGTCTGCTTTTCCCATAAGCGCGATAGAGTTCAGCCTCCAGCGCGCTCCATGACTTCAAAACGACCATTTGAGGATGTTCGTATTCATCGACATGAAAGGTCAGGAGATCACCCGTCGACTTGGGTTTTTCCAGTTTGGGCAATTCCTGTTCGGTTGCAGCCCGCGTCTCGACCGTCAATGCCTCGACCTTATCGAGTTCAATGCTTACGCCCCAAGCCGAAACCTTGGTTGGTCGGACCCGATCAACTAGCTGATATAACGGCCTCCGGAAGTACCAAAGCGCCCCGCCGATTAGCACGGGCCACTCAGACCGCTGAACGAACTCCAAGATGTCCATGTCTCGTCCTATGTCGATCCTGATGTCATCCACGAGGGTCGCAGACCGTTTCTTTATGGACCCCGTAATTGTCCATAATTGTCCATAATTGTCTCTTGGAAGGCGTTTGTAATATTGACATTTCCGGGTGCGCTGGTGTGTAGTAAAAAATGTACAATGTGCAACGCCGCCCCACGGGGAAACCCCATAGAGCGGCGCTGGGTGGTCCAAAAGCCGGAAACCTCTCCGGACCGCGGCTGGCACCGCGTCCCGGCTGTTATCACTTGTACGGTCACGGTATGGGGTTAGGCCCCAAGTCCGAGAACCACCTGTGGTTGGTGAACCACCCCTGCATGATGATGATGCGGCTATGGCCCGTCAACATCTTTCGCCCTTTAGAGGCGCTTTCCCTTAAAGTCCCATACTGGCGGTAACAAGGTACTGCCTGGCCGTGCTACTGTTCGGGCGGCGGTGGCTCGAACAGCGATCGGCTCTCATACATCTCAGTACCGATCGACCTATGGCTCTCAAAGTGGTCAATGACCCACACCTCATCCGGCCAATCGAACTCTGGGTCCAATGTCGGTACGGAGCCGTCCAAAAAGTGCGGCTTGCCGGTGTTCGTCCTAATCCATTGAGGGTGTCGTTGATGGTCATGCATAGGCGCAACCTTGCGTCGGCGCGGCCCTTAATTGCTCCGGCTTTGGGGCCATAACATGACTGGCAATTCCCTCCGGTCAGGATCGCCAGAGAAGGCCCAGGAGATCCGTTCGGTCACGGGCTACGAAGCTGCGGACAGCCAGGTTTAACGCATGGGTGGATTCCGCTGCGAGCCGGGCAGGTATCAAACCGGCCCTTCGATAGTAGCTCGGTGAACGTTCGCCTGCTGCCAAGCGCTAACGTGCTTTTGCAGGCCATCAAGGGCGGTCGCGTTGAAGGTCGGATTATCACGGTTGAGATTAAGGTCTGTCGTGATGACGAGAACAGGCTCACCTGACTCTTCATCCGTATCCATGCGCGTTGCTAGAATGTGTCGGTGCGGCTTTAGGTCTGACATGAGCATCCTCGTTTTATACAATATGGGATGCGCCGGTTTCAGATGCCAGATTTGACGGATTTTTTTGAGCGGGTATCCAAGCTCACCCGCGCGCTGACTTCCCCCGTAGGGCCATGAGGTCAAGCCCTGTATTAGATCGCATTAGCATCTGATTTGGTATCATAGCTCATATCCGTATTATGATCTAGTGGCCTTAGCCGGGTATACACCCATAGTATAAGCTAAGCTTGCATCTGGATTATGAGCCGAGTGCTACCGCATAGCTAAAGCTGGGAAGCCTACGGTTATGGCCGGGCATCTGTATTTGTCTGATCTCGGCTCAATCTCATAGTTATAGCTTAGCTAGGTAGCTGGTTCATCTACATGAACACGGTTCAGTGTTCATCTAGCTTACAGCCGGAATGCCTATCCCTCCCTATTAGGAGATACAAAGCCTGATATGCCATTTGGTGTATCAGTCTAAGAATATACTAATGATTATAGATACTTACATGGTCGAGCGAAGCGAGCATGTATAATACAAGCTATTGAGAGCTACTAGTATGTATATAGCACTAGGTACGGATTACCGTACGAATAGAAGCTACTAGACTAGCTCTCATACCAGATAAGCTATTGATATATATAATAGATTGCTGCGCAGTCTATGGCCTAGCTATGCCTCAAGATAGCTATACTGACGAAAAATCAGATATTGATACAGATTTAATTACAGACTATATTACTCAGATAGATCAAGCGATTAAGCCGGTATCAGTCCAATTCTATCGTACAGACCGACAATACAGATATTCCTACGGATCAAATATGCTATTGTTTGTTGGTCAGCGGCGACGCGGCAACGGCTCTTCCAGACTGCTCCGGCGACTTGGACTAAGCCACTAGCTGTAACGCAGGCCAGACAACGGAATTGACTACAACGATACTACGGGCATGCCGCAAGGGTTGCCTATGGACTGAAACAGCTTGCCAGACTGATATCTGGCCTGACGGCTAGGAACTGCCTACGCCGCGCAATCTAATCGGGACACGTGGCCGGAAGGCGGATGGTGTCGGTTAGTCAGTATCTGCGGATTTATGGAACCACTCCGTTCCGAATGTCTAAGGCGCGACTAGCGCCGCTCTTAGTGCCCACCGTGGCCGGTCATTGCGACAGAGCATAATGCTAGTTGATACGCGACTTGACGCTAGGTGCAACGGAAGGCAGGCCGAACGTCCGCAGGGTACACACAAGCGCACTAGCTCATGCCAATGCCAAGGTTGCTAGTGGTGTGTACCAGTTAGATGCACTCCATTTCAGCGTCATACGTGCACGCCTAGAGCGCGGACCCAAGCAACAAGATTAGTGCGGGTTTCATTCTAGGTAGGCGCACGCATAGAGCGGGTTATGTGACCGGCGCTAACTTCATAAAATCGCAAACATGCATACAGCCAGCTAGGCCGCGCTCTACGCGAGTGCGCCTAGTTGGTTATGCGAGCGCATTCAATCCTACAGCCTGAACTGTACACAGAGCACCTAGAGGCTAGTGACGGGAGACGTGTGCGCTCACACAACCAACTAGTGAGCTACGCTATGATGACAATTAGGGAAGCACGTCAGCGCATGCAGATCAATCGCATGACGCTACGCAATACCGGACACGGTGACTATCGCGTGAACTTCATTGAGCGCGATAACGAGGCTACCGCGTACTACACGGATTGCCTTGAAGATGCAGTTTTGACCGGCGCGAACATGCGCCAGCGTCGCGAAGTATCGGCCGCCGCCTGACGGGTATCAGGCTTCACAGAACGCGCCATTGAGGCGTTTAAATCGGAGAGAGCACGAATGGCTACCAAAGCTAAGACCGCTACCACTACGCCCGCCAAGACCGCTGCGAAGGCGGTTGCTGCCAAGGCCACGACCGGCATGAAACTGCTGGTCGGCACGAAGGCAATCGAGGATGCGCTCATGAGCATTCATCGGCGAGGGCAGACGTTGCAGGCTGACATTCACGTGGCCGCGTGCTCCGTGCTTCAGCACCTGGGCCAGCACTCCGACATTCGCATCGTGGCGAAGCTTCTGAACGCCATGCCCGAAATGGGCCGCAAGAACGCCATGCGCGATTGGTTCGTGGAATACGGCCCGGTCATGTTCGATGGCGACCAGCCCGTGTTCATGCAGGGCGGCAAGGTGCGGCTCGGCGATGCCATGGCGAACCCGTTCTGGAAGTTCAGCCCGGAGAAGCCGTATGAGGCTATCGACGTGGCTGCGCTGATCGCCAGCACCATCAAGAAGCTCCAGAAGGACGAGAAGGAAGCGAAGGCGAACCACGGCTCGCTGATCGCTGGCCTTGAGAAGCTGATCCCGGCTGCTCCGACCACGCACTAACACTCAACACCACCACTACGCATCAAGGGCGCAGTCTGTTCTCAGGCTGCGCTCTTTTTGCGTCTGTGCGTACACAAGGGCGCTTTTGTCATCGCGCCATGGCTGCATTGGAATTGCTGCGAGAGAGCGCAGGCCAGTGCAGGCGAGCTTCTGATGGTCTCACGCACATACGTTCAATTCGTAGTGCGACATCCACACGAGAGCGCCCTTGTCTACGCATCACACAACAGAGGTATCGTCATGGCCTTAGAGACACTGCTCGTTCTGCTGTTCACCGTGTTCGCAATACCGGGCGCGTGCTTCTTCGTGCTCGTCGGCTTCTGGGTTCGCGGCGTGTGGAACGGATGGAAGCAACAGCGCCTGTACCGCCGCGACCGTGCAGCGTGGGTGCGCTGATGACGCCAACATACGAATGCTACTGGGTGCACGACAAAGCCCTGCGCACTGAAATACGCGCCGACACAAGCTGGGAAGCGCGCAAGCAATTCCGCGACTTCTACAACGCATCGCAAGACGCTGACGTGCCTGTGCACGAATGCGTTGCAGTCCGTATCTGGGCGACGGTGCTGCCATGACAGAGAAGCTATTCCCGTCACGCGAGCACGCAGCAGATTTGCTGAAGCTACAGGGCTTCAGGCTTGTGTCCACTAACGGACGCGAGTGGCGCACCAAAGACGACCGTATCGCAGCGCGCGTCGTCAAGCACGCTGAAGATAGTTGGGACGTCGAATATTTCGCCAACTAACCGCAACCAACACTCACTTAGCAACTAGGGGAAGAGAACTATGAAGCACGTTGCTCACACGTCGTTCGACGCTGCCATTCTGTCGGCATATCGCACGGAGGCTCAACAGAAGCACGGCGAGCGCGTCAGCGAACGTCAGCGCGTGAACGGTCGGCCGAACGGCTACAGGCCGATCAGCGAGGCTGAGCTTCAGCGCGGCATCGAGGGCACCGGCACGGTGACGAACTACGCCAGCGAGGCGAGGGCGTACAAGCCGACGCACGGCGGCTACTCGTCCTAACGCAATCAATTCATCACAGAGGGACCATACATGAAGAAGCATAACCGCCGCGTCAGCACTCTCGATGCAATCCGCCTGCACGCCGAAGCGAACAAGTCTGATCCGTTCGCCGCTCGTCGTATGGAAATGACGCTACGCAAGCGGCATGACAATCCGAAGGACGTTGCGGACGAAGCGCAGCGCATCCTCGACACTCGCGCCGCAGCGATCCGCAAGGCGTTCGCAGAGTGGATCAAGACGCCGGAAGGCAAGCTGATGCGCAAGTTCGTGCAGGCTGGCCGCACCTATGGCGAGAAGCTGGCTGCGTAATTGCCTGCACTGAACTTCAAAGATGCCGCCGCAGAACTCAACGTGAGTGAGCGGCGGCTTCGCGACATCGTTAAACGGCATCCGTTCTTCTATCCGAACGGGTGTCGCAAGCTATTCACGCAGGAGCATATCGCTCAGATACAGGACGGTCTCGAACAGGAGAAGGAATGCTCAAGCTCACGGAGCGGCATGGATCGCCGTACTACTACCTACGCGGCACCGTCCGGGGCACTAGCATTGACGAAAGCACTCGCATTCCTCTCGTCAACAAAGTCGCCGCGAACGACTACAGGATCAACCGTGAGAAGGAACTGCTCGAAGAGAGCATCCACGGTAAGCGTCTAACAACGACATTCTCTCAAGCCGCGCTCCACTACTTGGAGAATGGCGGCAGGCAGACTTACAGGCTCGCCGATATCATCGAGCACTTCGGTACAACGAAGCTAAGCAAGATCGGTCTCGTCGAGATCGAGGCGGGCGCTATAGCAGTGTTCCCGACGATGCAGCCAGCGTCACGCCGCGCTCACTACTACACACCCTTGTCTGCGATCTTCACGCACGCCTTTGAACGAGGCTGGTGCGAGAAGAAGACCCTCGAATGGCCGGACATAAACGAGAGTATTGTACGGTGGCTCACTAAGGAAGAAGCGAACAGGTTCATTGATGAAGGGCATCACATCAAGCCGCTGTTGATATTCCTGTTCTACACGGGTGCTCGTATCTCGGAGGCTATGAACCTTCAACTGAATGACCTCGATCTTGATCGCAGGCACGTGCAGTTCGTTGGTACGAAGAACGTGCTCGGTAACGGCAAGATCAGGAGCAGAGGCGTTCCGCTGCATCCGCGTGTTGTCGAGGCTCTGCGCGAAATGCTCGCTGTGCACCGGCCTAATGGTGGTGACGTATTCAGACGTGCAGATGGCTCTGAGTATCCGAAGCACACACGAGCCAGCGACAAGATCAAGGTCGTGTTCTGGCGTGCATGCGAGAGAGCAGGCATTGAGAACTTCCGCATACACGACACGCGCCATACCTGGGCGACGTGGCACTACCAAGCGAACAGAGACCTCGGCGCGCTTCAGAAGCTCGGCGGGTGGAGCACGATTGAAATGGTGCTGCGCTATGCGCACACGAACGTCGATGAACTCAGTGACACAATCGGGAGGCTATGATGTTTGAACTGTACTTGTCGCACGGTCGCACAGACCCTGCGGAGAGCATGGATGAAATGGGCTTCAACGGTCCAAGACTGCAAGGCGTAATAGGTCTGCATCAAACGTACAGCGACATCGTGCGTGTCGTGTTCCGCGACGTTGCTGCGAAGGTGATTGCGCAGGGTCTGACCGGCTGGTCGGAGTGGGACGCGAACCAACTGAGCATGCAGAAGCACGAAGATATGATCGAGATCACAACCGCTGAAGGTGAAAAGCAATACTTCGGCGACTGGGGTCTTTGGTCTCCTGAACATGCAGGCGGACGAACCTACTGATGACCGCCGACGAAGAGTTCGAGCTACTGAACATCATCGCCGCACTATGCGGCAAGAACGGGTGGCGGACGTACGCACGGCAAGTGAACGTCATCCGCAACCGCATCTACAGAACACATATCGAGAGAGACAATGAAGGCACTGAACCACAGGATGCAGAACGACGAGTATCAAGCTCGGCTGTTCGTCAATCAGATGATGGCGATCTTGCAGGACTACATCCCGCGAGCTTGCCACCGGGACATGACACACAAGCTGTACGATCATGCTATCGAGCATGGACTTGAAATGACGACCAAGGCGATGCGCTACGAGTATGAGGCGTGGAAGGCGGTTACGCTCAATCCGGCCTTTATCATTTCCGGGGAAAATCTGGGGACTGGGGAGACGCAGCGCAATTAGCGCTGCGTTTTCAACTCGCTACAATCGTGTCCTTTGTTTTCCATGAACAGGGCGGTGGCGACGATGAGCGGGATCAGGCGTGTTTTGTTCATCAAAATGGGACGGTTGTGCTGAAAAAGGTGGGCGAGGGCGCTGTATCATCCTGCCGCCGGAGTCGCTATTGCGGAACCGGCCAAACCACCTAAATCCAGCGTGACGCTGGTATGCATCCGCCGGCGCTAGAAGGTGTGCCGTGATCTACGTCCTTGCCGTGCTGTTGCCGCCGATCGGGCTGCTCCTGAACGGGCAGCCGTTTTCGGCGATTTTCAATCTGGTCCTGATCGTGTTTTGCACGATTTTCGGGCTGTTTTTCCACGTCTTGCTGCTGGTGCCGTCGGCCCATGCCGTAATCGCCGTCCACATGAGGCGGGAGGACCGGCGCCACCGGGAGGTGGTCGAGGCGATCCGCCGGCACGGGCCGCCTCCGGGCTACAGGGCCTCCTGATCGGCCAAGTAACCGGCCAACAATCGGCCAAGTAAAAAGCCCGTGCATGGCTGGCAAACGCTTTGATTCGGCGTTCCGCCATGCTATCGACCGCCGTCAACCCCATCGATGGGCGCCGATTCGACGGTGACGCAGCTAGCGTCGCCGCCGGTCACGTTCATCCGTAAGACTTGCAGCGGCGGATGCCGCCGAAAGGAGTTGGCAATGGCCACGGTATTTCAGGCTATCCGCGAAGCCTACACGTTCGACGACGTGCTGCTGAGGCCCGGCCTGTCGGACGTGATGCCCTCGGAAGTCGATATCCGCTCCCGCATCACCCGCGCGATCCCGCTCAACATCCCGATCATTGCGTCCGCGATGGACACCGTCACCGAGGCGCGCATGGCGATCGCGATGGCGCAGGCCGGCGGCCTCGGCGTCATCCATCGCAATTTCGATCCCGAGGGCCAGGCCGCCCAGGTGCGGCAGGTCAAGAAGTTCGAATCCGGCATGGTGGTCGATCCGCTGACCATCGCCCCTGACGCCACGCTGTCGGATGCGCTGACGCTGATGAAGGATCACGGCATCTCCGGCATTCCGGTCGTCACCGGAGGCGGCAAGAATGTGCCCGGCAAGCTGGTCGGCATCCTGACCAACCGCGACGTGCGCTTTGCGACCGATCCGCGGCAGAAGGTCTCGGAGCTGATGACGCACGAAAACCTCGTCACGGTGCGCGAGGGTGTTAAGCAGGACGAGGCCAAGCGGATGCTGCACCAGCACCGCATCGAGAAGCTCGTTGTCGTCGACGATCAATATCGCTGCGTCGGCCTGATCACCGTCAAGGACATGGAAAAGGCGGTCGCGCATCCGCTGGCCTGCAAGGACGCGCAGGGCCGCCTGCGGGTCGCCGCGGCCACAACTGTTGGCGAGACCGGCTATGAGCGTACCGAGCGGCTGATCGATGCCGGCGTCGACGTCGTCGTGGTCGATACCGCGCACGGCCATTCCAAGCATGTGCTGGCCGCGGTCAACCGCATCAAGCGGCTCTCCAACGCGGTGCAGGTCGTCGCCGGCAATGTCGCGACCGAGGGCGGCGCGCAGGCGCTGATCGACGCGGGTGCTGATTGCATCAAGGTCGGCATCGGCCCGGGCTCGATCTGCACCACGCGGATCGTCGCCGGCGTCGGCGTACCGCAGCTCACCGCAATCATGGATGCGGTCGCAGCCGCCAAGAAGGCCGGCGTGCCCGTGATCGCCGACGGCGGCATCAAATATTCCGGCGACCTCGCCAAGGCGCTTGCGGCCGGCGCTGACATCGCGATGGTCGGCTCGCTGCTCGCCGGCACCGACGAGACTCCCGGCGAAGTGTTCCTGTGGCAGGGCCGCTCCTACAAGGCCTATCGCGGCATGGGCTCGGTCGGTGCGATGGCACGCGGCTCGGCCGACCGCTACTTCCAGCAGGATATCAAGGACACGCTGAAGCTGGTCCCTGAAGGCATCGAGGGCCAGGTGCCCTACAAGGGCCCGGTCGGCAACGTCATGCACCAGCTCGCCGGTGGTCTCCGCGCGGCGATGGGTTATGTCGGCGCCAAGAACCTTGCTGATTTCCACGAGAAGGCCGAGTTCGTCCGCATCACCGGCGCCGGCCTGCGCGAAAGCCACGTCCACGACGTCACGATCACCCGCGAAGCCCCGAACTATCCGGGCGGGGTGTAA